ATGGATGGCGAAATTGTAGAAGCACAGTCTGCTAAACAAAAAGCAGCATTCCAAAAAATGCTAGATAAGAAAAAAGGCAAGACGTCCGATGATAAAGAAAAAGATATGGACGAAGGTGCTTACGGCAAGAAGAAAAAGAAAGCCGTTAAAGAATCAGTAGAACCTAAAATGTCATTCGTAGAAATGATGAAGACCGTAAAAGAAAGTGGTGGACAGCAAGCCATTGATCCATTAGATGATATACTTTGGAATTGGGCGAATAGAGTTGCTAAATCAAAAGTAGAAGAATCTGCTAAACAAGAAATTTTTGCAGCAATGGTATACGAAAGAAACGGTGGACGTTTTGAAATGTATGACGTAGTTGAAAAAGGATTAAACGAAAGCAAAGAATGTAACTGTGGTCCAGACTGTGCTTGTAAAGGCAATTGCGGCGACGACTGCAACTGTGGTCCAGACTGCGGCAAATAAAATAATACCAAAATAACACTTAAAGCCAGTTAAACACTTGACTGGCTTTTTTTGTGACTATATAATACTATAAATTAACTAGGAGAAACTAATGGCACGATCAAGTTACGGACCTGAAGAAAAAGCAAAACTAGAACGTTTAATTAAAGAAGGTTCTAACGTGTTGCGAGAAGTAGAAGATTTAAACGAAGGACTTAAAGATACTGTAAAAGCAGTAGCAGAAGAACTAGAAATCAAACCAAGCACAATTAATAAGGCAATTAAAATTGCTCACAAAGGCGATTGGGCTAAACACGAAGAAGAATGGAATGACATTGAAAGTATCTTAGGCATCACTAAGAACTTACCAGATGATGTATCTGGGCCACGTGTGGATGACGAATAATTGGAAAAAATAAAAAACTTTTGGATTAATTCTTACCAAAGCGATAAAATTGCATTTGGATTTGAGTTAATCAGTTTTATCTTTACAGTAGGTGCAAGTATGACACTTGCTCTTACTGCAAGAGATCCTAATATGCTTATTGTATATCCGGGATTTTTTGTAGGTAGTATTACTCAATGTTACGCATCTTTACGCAGAGGTGCTGCTTGGGTAACACTACTAACCTTTTACTTTGCTTGTGTAAACATATTCGGCTATGCTATTGCAGCAAACTGGATCTAGAAAGGACTAAAATGCCTAAAATTTATCATTTTGAACTAGACAACGAAGATATCTATGAAGTAGTAGCAATGGACTTCAAAGATGCTTGTACAACACTAGAAGAAAACCATCCAGAAATCAAAATTACTGATATACGTTCTATAGCAGAACATTATAATCCTATTCCGGGTGTAGATACTATCCATTAAAAAAAGACTTGACTTTACTATAACATTGTGTTATTATATACAGTATATGGTAAAACGTAAAGAATATACAACATTCGATCCACGAATTCATTTCAAAGGCGGAGGAGGCTCAGGCTATCAAATGAAGAAAAGTAAAAAAGTCAAAGTTGTTAAACCTACAAAAGGACCAACTGCTGACGGTCTTGAAATAGCAAAAGTTTTTGGTTGGAAAATAGGAAACACTGATGTCAAGTAATGTACTTATTGTATCTAATCACATCGGACCTAATGGCGAGCCTGCAGATAGAATTTATGGCAATCCATCTGGACAATTAAGATTAATACAGGCAGACTATACAGAATACAAAGGTAGCATTAAGAAAAAACGTGTATTTAAAAAGTCTAAACTAGACGGCACTAACATTACAACACACATTTATGTTACAGATGATAATCGTTATTTTGACAATGGTGGATTGCCGATTCTAAAACCTGATGACGTTGTAGAGGATGTAGATGACGAAACAACAGAGTAAACCTTATCAAACACTTGCTTGGTCAGGTACAGCAGTATTACTTACTGCGGCACTATTAATATCTGTATTTCCAAATGAAATATACGGAGTGTATGGTTTCTTTATTGCATCTGTTATTTGGACTGCTGTTGGTATACTGTGGAAAGAAAAAAGTTTAATTGTACTAAATGGAGTACTAGCAGTAATTTATACATACGGAGTCACAAAATATTTGTATGGCGTATTTACAGGATAAGTATATATGATTAAGGTGCAGTCGGCCACAAAGCGACTATTTAGGTATTTGTCAGCCAAAATTGACATACAGGAGAACAAATGAGTTACATAGATGCATTCTATGATCGTGGTGAAGATATCATCAAAGTCGTAGAAAGAAAAGAGGGGAAAAGAACATTCCAAGAATATTCCCCAAGACATATTTTTTATTACCCAGATCAAAGAGGCAAGTATCAAAGTATTTACGGTGAGCCATTATCACGTGTAAACGCTAAGAATATTAAAGAACTTAGAAAAGAACTTGCTATTCATTCTAACAAGAAATTATACGAATCAGATATTAATCCAATTTATCGATGTTTAGAAGACAACTACTTGAATGTTGATGCTCCTAAACTAAATGTAGCGTTTTGGGATATCGAGGTTGACTTTGATCCTGAGCGTGGTTATGCATCTCCAGAAGATGCATTTATGCCTATCACTTCAATTGCTGTACACTTACAATGGATGGAAGAACTAATTTGTTTAGCGATTCCACCTAAAACGTTATCAATGGTTGAGGCACAAAAAGCCATTGAAGGAATACCTAATACAATACTTTATGAGAATGAAGCAGATATGCTTGATGCATTCTTAGATCTTATTCAAGATGCTGATGTATTAAGTGGCTGGAACAGTGAAGGATTTGATATGCCGTACACTGTTAACCGTATTACAAAAGTATTAAGCGGTGACGATACTAGACGTTTGTGTTTATGGGATCAAAAACCTAAGAAAAGAATTTATGAAAAGTTTGGCAAAGAATCACAAACATATGATTTAATTGGTCGTGTACACGTTGATAGTTTAGAACTATATCGTAAGTATAACTATGAAGAACGTCACACATACAGACTAGATGCTATCGGTGAACTAGAAATTGGTGAAAAGAAAACTGTATATGAAGGTAGTCTTGATGCTCTTTACAACAACGACTTCAGAACATTTATTGAATATAACAGACAAGATACTGCACTATTAGATAAACTAGATAAGAAACTTAAATTTATTGATCTTGCAAATACTATTGCACACGAAAACACAGTTCTTATTCAAACAACAATGGGTGCTGTTGCTGTTACAGAACAAGGTATTATCAACGAAGCACATCGACGTGGAATGATCGTTCCGAACAGGGTGAAGCGTGAGCCAGGCAGTGAACCTGCGGCAGGTGCTTATGTTGCGTATCCTAAAAAAGGTATACACGAATGGATTGGATCAGTTGACTTGAACTCACTATATCCATCTGTTATTAGAGCATTGAATATGGGTCCTGAAACTGTTGTTGGACAACTTCGCCAGGATGGAACCAAAGCACACATCGAAAGTCAGATGGCGAAAGGTAAATCATTTGCTAGTGCTTGGGAAGGTATGTTTGGTTCTGTAGAATACTCAAGTGTAATGGAAAAAGAGATATCAAGAGAAATTACAATTGATTGGGAGCAAGGCGGCGAAGATAAGTTGAGCGCAGCTCAAGTATATGATCTTATATATGAAAGTAATCAGCCTTGGATGCTTAGTGCTAATGGTACAATCTTTACATATGAAAAAGAAGGTGTTATTCCTGGACTACTTGCACGTTGGTATAAAGAACGTAAAGAGATGCAGGCCAAGCAGAAAGAAAGTCAGAATGCAGGAAACAAAATTGAAGAAGAATACTGGGCAAAGAGACAGTTGGTTAAAAAGATTCTACTTAACAGTTTGTATGGTGCTATTCTTAATCCTGGTTGTAGGTTTTTCGACAACAGGATCGGTCAAAGTGTTACACTCACAGGTAGATCCATTACACAGCATATGGCTGCTAAGATCAATGAGATAGTAACAGGCGACTATGATCATACAGGTAAGGCAATTGTTTATGGTGATACAGACTCCACATACTTTAGTGCATACAGCACACTTAAGAAAGATATCGAAGCAGGATCTATTCCGTGGACTAAAGACAGTGTAATTGAACTGTATGATACTATTGGCGAAACTACAAATGCAACATTTGGTAAGTTTATGAATGATGCATTCCATTGTCCTAAGAAACGTTCAGAAGTTATTGCGGCTGCTAGAGAAATTGTTGCAAGTAAAGGTTTGTTTATTACAAAGAAACGATATGCTGTTCTTTACTATGACATTGAAGGTTTTAGAACAGACACAGAAGGCAAACCAGGTAAAATTAAAGCAATGGGTTTAGATCTTAAACGCTCTGATACTCCAGTTGTTATTCAAGATTTCCTAAGTAACGTACTAGAAATGGTACTAGCAGGAAAAGAAAAAGAAGAAGTGCTAGATTATATTACAGAGTTTAGAACAGAATTTAAAAGTCGTCCGGGTTGGGAGAAAGGTTCGCCTAAACGTGCAAACAAGATTACTGAATATGAAGCGAAAGAAAAGAAGCAAGGTAAGGTTAATATGCCCGGCCACGTTAGAGCAAGTATCAATTGGGGTACACTAAAACGTATGAACGGCGACAAGTATTCTATGAACATTACAGATGGTGCAAAAGTTATTGTTTGTAAGGTTAAAGATAATCCTATGGGGTATACATCAATTGCATATCCTGTAGATGAGTTGCGTTTGCCTGGATGGTTTAAAGATTTGCCATTCGATGACGCAACAATGGAAAATACAGTGATTGATGAAAAACTCAAGAACTTGATTGGGGTATTGGAATGGGATATCAGTTCAACTCGTTCCGATAATAATTTTAATAACTTGTTTGATTTTGAGTAAAAAAATTCTTGCACTTTTAATCAAACC